TTTCCACGTGTAACAGATACTCAATTATCTATTATGTTAGGTTACGAGATAGCCAATATATCAGTTTGGAAAAATAAAAGCCCTGAGTTATTAGACAGGATTAATGATGTATGCAATCGATTAGAATGTACATTTAATCAATTGATGCAAATGCCAAACAGACAATTGGTTTACGAACTTAATATGCATTCTATAAATGCTTCATTTTGGGATAAAAAAAGACCTAAAGTATTAGTTGAGTTAACACGATTTTTTGAAGAAACAGGATTGACTTTTGAGGAAATTTATATAAAAAAATAGTTAAAAATAGAAAACATGACAGAAATAATTTTAATAATTTACTTTTCAATATGCGGTATTTCACTCGCTTATACTTTTCTTAATATTGAAGATTTTGACGAAGAAATTATATCTAATTTTTGGGATTGGATAATTTACAGTTTATTTTGGATTGTGCAACCTATAAAATCGATAATTAAATTTGTAAAAAACTCAATAAAATAAAATCACTAAACTATATTTTATTTAAAAAAAAGTATTATATTTGTTGAAATTTAAAAATAGAAATTATGACAGAATATCCAGAATACAACCCGTTAGATGAAATGGAAGATTTACCACCATTAACAGAATTAGAAGAACAGCAAGAGTGGAATCAAGAGCTTTTGGTTAAGATTAAAAGAGCAAAAAAACAATTGCAATATTGTATTGAATTAGCTGAAAACGGAACGAATGAATTATTAAAAATTAACCTTAAAAAAATTAGATTATGAAAGAAAATGAATTAAAAACAGAGGCTATCGGATTAACGATTAAAAAGCCGAAAACGAATGAAGTGTATTTTAAGTTTAACGATAGCAAGCCTATTAAAATAGCAAATTTAGACGAAAACGGAAGTTTTATTCTTACGATAAATAAAGGAAATGACATTGTGTTTTACGACTATAACGATAAAAATAAAATGAAAATTTACGTTAAATAAAAAAAATTAGATTATGAAAACAGATTGGAGAAAATACCGTAAATCAACACACTTAGCCAGTGCTGATTTGGATGCAATGGAAACGGATAATGTGCCGTTAATTTTTACGATTAAAGAAGTAAAATACGAAACTGGTGTTGATGTATCAGGTACTAAAATGGATGGTATATTTTGCCATTTTATTGAGCCGATTAAACCACTTAAGCTAAACTCAACTAATAATAAAATATTAGCTGGGTTTGCAAAGAAAAACGGGTTAGTAGGCAAAGAATGTCATGTGATTGAGAACTGGAGAGGAATGAAGATTGAGTTGTTTGTTGATAGGAATGTAAAATTTATGGGTAGTTTAACTGATGGAATCAGGATAAAACCATTGCAACCAGTTAACAAGGTTAAAAAAGATTTTACAGAAATTAATTTTGAAAATGCAAAAAAAGCTAATGCAACAATTGAACAAATTGAAAAATCTTATTTAATTAGCGAAGAAATTAAAACAAAGTATTTAGAATATTTAAAATAAATTTTGTATATTTACATTAAATCCGCCAAGATTAAGAACTTAAAAATTCCTCTCTCTTGTTTTGCTTGGCGGTAAACTTGAGAGGGGATTTTGCTTTTATGATAGGAATATATAAAATCACTTCTCCAACAAAAAAAGTTTATATCGGACAATCTGTTAATGTTGAAAGAAGATTTAAAGAGTATAAAAAATTAAAATGTAAAAGTCAGCCAATATTAAATAATTCATTTTTAAAACATGGGGTTGATAATCATATTTTTGAAGTTATTGAAAGTTGTAATGTTGAAAAATTAAACGAACGCGAAAGATTTTATCAGGATTTATATAGTGTTTTAGACAACGGATTAAATTGTAGATTAACTACAACTAAAGATAAAAGTGGGTTTTTAAGCGCTGAAACAAAATTAAAAATGTCTTTATTCCAAAAAAGTAATACACACTGGTTATATAAAAAACACTCAGACATAACAAAAACAAAAATATCTAATAAATCAAAAGGAAATAAATACAATTTAGGTAAAAAACATTCGGAAGAAACAAAATTAAAAATGTCTAAATGGCAAAAAGGAATAAGTAAATCTAATAATAGATTAGGGGTTTTTCATTTAGAAGAAACTAAATTAAATTTATCAAAAAATAGAATTGGATATAAAAACCCAAATGCTAAAATAGTAATTGATTTAAGTACAGGAATATTTTATTATACAGTTATAGAAGTATCTGTTTGTTTTAATATAAAATATGATATAATTAAATCTAAACTAAACGGAAAAATTAAAAATAATACTAATTTTAAATATATTTAATTATGGAACAAATTATAGAACAACGTAGCGAAGAATGGCACTCTCAAAGATTAGGCAAGTTTAGCGCATCTGAGATTTATAAATTGATGGGAAAAGCAAGTCTCGGAGAAACTGGAAAAAGTTATGCTATTGATAAGGCAATCGAACAACTATACGGCGAAGTTGATGAAAATTTTGTTTCGTATGACATGGAACGAGGGATAGAATTAGAACCGTTGGCGTTTGCTAAATTTAAAGAGTTAATGTCTTTACAATTTATAGAAGTAGAAAATTGTGGCTTTTTTAATTTATTAAATGATGCTGGAGCAAGTCCTGACGGTTTAGTAGGAAACAAAGCGGTTTTAGAAATAAAATGTCCTAAAGCGAGTACGTTTTTTAAATTAGTAGCAACTAATGAAATCGACCAAAAATATTTTTATCAAATGCAAATGCAAATGATGTGTACAGGACGAAATAAAGCCTATTTCTTTAATTATATTATTATAGATGGCTTAGAATATCATCACACAATAGAAGTTGAACGTGATGATATTATATGCGATAAAATAATAGATAGAATATCACAAGCAGTACAAATCAAAGAAGAGTATATAAATAAAATTAACAATAACAAACAATTTTAAAACATGGGAGTATCAGGAAAAATTAAAGAAATTCAAAGCGAAGTAATTAAAGGAACTTTTAAAAGCAAAAACATTATTGTTACAACAGATGAACAATATCCGCAGCATATTTCAATTCAATTCGTACAGGATAAGTGCGATTTATTAAATAACTTTAATGTTGGAGAAAATGTAAAAATCGACATCAATTTAAGAGGTAGAGAATGGACAAATCCACAAGGAGAAACTGTTTATTTCAATACTATTCAAGGATGGAGGATAGCGAAACATACAGTGCAATCGCCAACGCAAGCATATGAGGCAAAACAAACGCCAGCTACTGAATCTTTTGTACCGGCAACAAGCCTTAACGAAGACGAACCGGACAACCTCCCTTTCTAATTAATTCACCCACTTATTAACCCACTCTAACCAGTGGGTTTTTTATTTAACAAAATTTTAACATTTATAATGTGTTACGTAATGTATAAATGATGTATATTTGTATAACAAAATCAAACAAATAGAAATTATGAACGTAGAAATAAACAGAACTTTAAGCAAATCAGGAAACAGAACATTATGGTTTCCTACTTATAACGGAAAAAGAATAACAAATACTAATTTTGGTAAAAAGTGGGAAGCTGTAAAATTAGGAAAGTTATTTTTAGAAATAAAAACACAACAAATAGAAGCTTAATGAAAATAGGACAAAAAGTAAACTACTTCGGTAAAGAGGCTAAAGTAGTTGAATTTAATAAAACACACGTTTTAATTATATTTGAATCAGGAATAAAAATATGTACTAATAGATTAATGTTTAAATAAAAAATTATGACAATAAAACAAATACAAAAAAAAGGCGCGCCGTTTAAATATACAGAGCCTACGGTGCAATTGGGGAGTATTAGAGTTCCTGCAAGTAAAAGAATCGAGATAAGACGGTTAGTGTATAATTATTTAGAACAATTTAAAAAATAAAGTTATGGAATATTTAAAAACATTTTTACATTTAATTGGATTTGTAATAATATACTTTACAATTGATTATAAAAGAGAAAAAGAAATAACATCTCTTTTAACAAAACAAGGATGGGTTATTATGTTTGTTATTATTTTAGCAGCAATATTAATAAAATTTTAAAAATTAAAAAAGTAAAATTATGGAAAAGTTTGAGATTACAAAAGAGCAGATATTGGAAGTTGCCGAGTGGGGAAATTCAAAAGATAATGAATTAATTAAACAATGGTTTCCAAACGCTTTTAAAACCAAATTTACAGGATAGGCAAAAGATATTCACGAAATGAATGAGGATTGGATTGCTTATTATAAAAATGACATTTTAAAATACGGAATAAATGCAAATGGCGATTGGTTTAAATCAAAAAGTAATGCTAATTATAACGAATGCGAAAGTAATAGAATAGCAACAAAAAAAGAAGTTAAAACTGCTTTAATTAACGAAGCTAAGAAAAGAGGGTTTGTTATAGGGTGTACTTGGAATAGTAATATTTTCACTGCTTTTACTGGATATTCTTTTTATTATAATTTTAAATATAATAATCTAACATTGAAGGGAGCTACTATTTTTAAAAATGGTATTTGGCAAATTGCAGACGATATTATCGAAACAATCACAAAAGAAGAAGCCGAAAAATTACTTAATAAAAAAAATAATATAATGCAAAAGAAACACGAAACCATTTTCGAAATGGAGTATAGGCTTAAAAAAGAAGCTAAGGAAATTGCAAAGAATCACGTAGATGTAAAACCGATTAAATATTTATTAAAATGAAAAAATTAGAAAGATTATACGATAGAATTTCCTTTTACTTATACGGAAATCAAAGAAACTTATTTCGCTATTAATGAAAAAGATAATGCAAATAGCTATGGAATGCGACACGCGATATAACGATGTTTATTCTGTGGTCAGGAAGTTAAGAATTAAAGGAACAAAATCAAATGAATTTAGAAACTCAACTGTAAAATTAGATAAATATCAGGAGGAGCTTGTACATCAATGTTTGTATTTTGAGGGAAAAATAACAGAATTAACATTAGAAAGTAAAATGAATTATGAATCAGAATAAACCAACCCACTACCAAACAGAAAACAATATCGATATTATAGATTTTTGCAAAATGTATAATTTAAATTTTAATCGTGGAAATGTGATAAAATACGTCGCAAGAGCCGGAAAAAAAGACGATGAAATAAAAGACTTAGAAAAAGCCTTAGATTTTATTCAGAGAGAAATAAAATATTTAAAAGAGAAATAATTATGAAATTAAGAGAAAAATTTAAAACGGAATTTAGTATAAATACATCAGGTGAGTCTGGAAGATTTGCGGATAAATGTGAAAAAATAGCCGATAATCACGCTTATAATTTTGCTGAATGGTTAATGGATAGACACTATTTAGTAAAAGATAATTCTTTGTGGCGCTGGCACGGTGAAGAATACACGACTAAAGAACTTTTAGAGACCTACAAAAAAGAAAAAAACTTATAATTATGAGTAAATACGACATATACAACGATAGTATAATTGACAATTTAGATGCAATGTCAAATAATACGCATATTGCAAGAAAGTTATTTCCAGACGGTACGGCAAACGAAATAGATAGGTTAAGAAAACATATTGCAACAATACGTGTTTTTGGCTTGCCTAAAGAACAAAAAAAAGTAAATGATGGTAATTTACACGAAAGGAAAAGTTTAGCATTAGAACCGTATGAAAATGGGAATCCTGATAATATTTTAGTAATTGGCGACTTACATGCTCCGTTTACTTTAAAAAGATACCTTGCTTTTTGTAGAGAACAGCAGGAAAATTATGACTGCGGAACAATTATATTTATAGGCGATGTAATAGACAATCATTATTCAAGTTATCACGAAAGCGACCCTGACGGATACGGAGCAGGTGAAGAGTTAGACAGGGCTATCGATATGATTGCGGACTGGTATCATACATTCCCAAAAGCAACTGTAATAATAGGAAATCATGACCGTTTAGTTTACCGAAAAGCTTATAGTTCTGGAGTTTCAAAAAAATGGATTAGAGAATATAAAGACGTGCTTAATACTTCGGGTTGGAATTTTGTAGAAAACTTAGAAACTTTCGGAATAGATATTAATCATGGAGAAGGCGGAACTGCTAAAAATAGAATGAAAAGCGAGCTTAAAAGTCAAATTCAAGGGCATTTACATACTCAATTATATGTTGAATATGCAGTAGGAGCGAACTTTATAATATTTGGAATGCAGGTAGGTTGTGGAGTTGACAATAAAAGCTACGCAATGGCTTATGGAAAGCACTACAAGAAGCCTGCTATAGGGTGCGGTGTAGTTATTAATAAAGGAACGCTACCTATTGCAATTCCTATGAAAATGGGCTAAAATAAAGTGTTTAAATGTCCAGTTTATTGCGCTAAAAATTGGACAAACATTAGACAATTTTAACGTAAAACTGTCACAAATTTGGTATATTTTTGTGACAAAAATAAAGGTAATATGACAAAATGTAAACAATGCGGACAACTTAATGGAGTTCATAAAATGAGTTGTGAATCTCGAAAAGTGGTTATAATGGAAAATAATATAGCATCTGATGCTTTTAACGGAAAAAAATTAACAAAACCAAAACAAAGTAACTTAACACGAATAAAACGAGTTTTAGAATTTTACCGTAAAAGAGGGTGCAACTCTGAGTTTGCAAATAAAGTATATAGGAAAATAATAAATGAAAAAATGAAATAAACAAATAACCTAACCATTCGGAGAATTTAAACTAATTAATCTTTTTTACTTTAAAATCATACACAATCCGAGAAAGTAACCACGTGAACAATAGTAGCGTGGTTTTTTTATTTAACAAAACTTTAACATATTAAACGTAACACATAATGTAATTATGATTATATTTGATGAAAATTAAAACACTATAAATTATGACAATACAACAAGAAACGTTATTAAAATATAATTCTATTGATGAATTATTAGATGATATAACAACTGAAAAATCAACAGGGATAAAAAGAGTCTTTGCTGAAATAGGAAGCGACAAAAACGGTTATAGTAATTTTAAAAACAGATACAGGTTTTTTAAAGAAACTATTAAAAAAGATTTGCCAGAACTAACCAAAGATGAAATTATAAAATTTAATCGCCATTACTTTAATTATAGAGAAATTTACAAATTGAATGGGTTTGATATTTTATTAAAAGTATTAGAATGGGAAGAATTAAAAAATAAAAAATCATGAAAATAAAACAATATTTAGCTTGTAAAATATGGAATTTAAGCGAAAAAACAAAAATACCATTAGGTAAATTTGCTCCAAAAATATTTGGATTAGCTATTAATTCAGAACCAAATAAATTAAAAAATATTAACTAAATAAAAAAAATGGAAAATTTAACAGAAATGGAAATATGGGTTTATTTTTGGACGTGTAGTGCGTTCGTGTTTCTAATGTTGTGGTTATTAACTGAATTTTATTATAAAATAAAAAAGAAATAAAAAATCATGAAACAACCAAAACAAAAACCGTTCGACATTAAAGAACTCGAAAAAGAATACCGTATATTATTACAAATCGATAAAGCAAAAG